CAAATGGCAACATTGCCTAAGTGGACTGATGAGCGTACCGACGAGCTCACTAATTTTGTCGGTGATGAGACTCCGGTCTCTCAAGCTACTGTAGCAGAAGCTGCAGACCAGCTTGACACAACTACACGGTCAGTTTCTAGCAAACTGCGAAAGATGGGTTTTGACGTAGAACTTGCTTCAGCTAAGAGCGCTCGCGCTTTCAGCGACAGCCAAGAAACTACTCTCTCTGCTTTTGTCTCTGACAACAGCGGACAGTATACCTACGCAGAGATTGCATCTCACTTTGAAGGCGGAGCATTTAGTGCTAAGTCTATCCAAGGTAAGATTCTTTCTATGGAACTTACTGACCATGTCAAAGCTGCTCCCAAAGTGGAGACTGTACGAACTTACTCTCCTTCAGAAGAAGAGACTTTCGTAGCTATGGTTAACGACGGAGCGTTTGTGGAAGCAATCGCAGAGAAGTTAGACCGTACTGTAAACAGTATTCGAGGCAAGGCTCTTAGCCTTCTTCGTTCCGGCGACATTGACGCTATCCCCCGTCAGGAGCATACAAAAGGCTCTGCAAAGGAAGATCCTTTGGCTGAGCTGGGCGATGTGTCTGAAATGACAGTTGAGTCGATTGCAGAGCAAATCGGTAAAACTGCACGAGGCGTCAAAACTATGCTTACCCGTCGTGGCCTGACAGCGTCAGACTATGATGGAGCTGCAAAGAAAGAGAAAGCTGCTTCCTAAGAAGCGGTAACTTTTGTAGTCAGGACAAGGGGTTGTTCTGGCTACATTTCATTCGGGGGAACTATTGAATTTAGCAAGTGCTTTTCTAAAGCAAGTATTAGAGCTGCAAGATTTTGAGTCTTGGTCAGCCGTGCGTAAGCACTACTTGCCTACAAACTATCACAGATTATTTTCTGAGATAGACAAGCACTGTGAAAAATTTCATAAGCTCCCTACGTTTGAAGACCTCAAGTTTGAGCTAAGAGATAGTGCCACAAAGGAACTGCTCTTTGCCATAGACGGTGTTGAAGTTGACGCAGATGCGTACATGCTTCTTCAGTACCTAAAAAATGAGTATACTCAGAAAGAGATACTACTATCCCTTGAGGACTACGTTGATAACTCTATATCCTTCGAGGATGCAGAGGAATCTGTAGGACACCTACATCAGATCGTTCTTGATATCGAAGACAAAGTAGAGCTTCAAGAACCCCAAGAGAGTATGCAACGTATTCCCTTGTTTGAACCTGATGAGGAGTTAGGAAAGTACCTGCCTCTTGGCCTGAATACCGATAATGACTACGAGATTTCGTTCTCCCCCCGAGACTTAATTCTTGTAGGCGGTCGCCGAGGGGCAGGGAAATCTATCACCTGTTCTAACATTGCTAATAATGTCTATGAATCTGGAAAGTCTGCAATCTATTTCACTATTGAGATGGACAGTCGAGCGATACTGCAAAGGTGTTGTTCGATTGCAACTGCTATACCATTCTCCCGTCTGCGCGCTAAGAATCTTAACGTAACAGAGTGGGAGAGGGTTGCAGCTTGGTGGGCTAACCGATATGAAAATAGTCAAGAGCGACTGGCAGAGTATCGAGAGCATCGAAACTTTGAGCAGTTCCACGATAAGCTAAAATCTACCTGTGAGCTTCACCCCAAGCAACAGCTAGATGTAGTCTATGACCCCTCTCTTACTATTGCAAAGATACGCTCAGAGCTTGATAAAAAAGTTAAAAGCAAGATGGATGTTGGCGTGATTATCGTTGACTACATCAATCAAGTAAAGCGTTCTAGTATACCTTCTCGTGGAGGGCAGTACGATTGGACAGAACAAATAGAAGTTAGTAAAGCATTGAAGAGCATGGCACAGGAGTATGAAACCCCCATATTCTCGCCATATCAAACAGACGCTAGCGGTGAAGCTCGTTTTGCCAAAGGTATTCTTGATGCTGCTGATGCCGCATACTCTATGGAACCATGGAGTCAAGAAGATAATTGTATTTCATTTAACTGTGTTAAAATGAGAGCAGCCGCTATGCGTTCCTTCACCTCGACCATGGACTGGGAAACTTTAAAGATTGGCCCTGACACTGCGCTGACTCCAACAGAGAGAGCAGATAACGACCAAAAAACTAATGAAGACATAGACGACATGTAGAAAATATATCTTGACACTTATGTCAAAATTTAGTATAATATACTTTCAATTTTCAAGGAGTCCGAATGTCAATTATTCAAGGAAGTATGAGGCACACTATGAGCGGTAGACGACGTAAGAAAATTTCCACAGCAAGAAGAAAAGAGAAAGTTATATTTCATTCTCTTAATAGAGAAGAGCCTGTTATTAGAGAAACTCCTTATTACCCGTCTGCTCCAATGACACCGTATCGTCCTGCAAAAGACGAGACGTACAAAAGAGAAGTTTCTTCTAGTTATACAATCGCACCTGCATATAACAAAGGCGCGTACCAAGTAATTAGTGAAGAAAGTATTGAGGATATAGGTAGATAAATGGTAATGGCATTTTTATTGAAAGTATTTATTGGAGGAACAGCCGTTCCTACAGATGAGATGTACTTTCAAAATATAAACAGGTGTAATTATTTTGCACACAAAATAGAGTCAGGTACGTACAAAGATAAAGACATATCATATATCTACACGTATGGCACTAGAAACATAACCGCATATTGTTTACCAAGTATGGTAAAAGAGACTACTAAGTTTTGGGACTAATTCATGGAATCAGAAACAGAAGAAATATTAGAGTTTATAGAAAGCTATAGGAAAAGAGTGCGGGATATGCTTGACCTTAATTCAGACGGTCAAGAAGAAGAATCAGACTACAAACCACATGAAAGGGCTTAATGGAAATAGAACGAATACTACAGGAAAAGAACATATACTTTATGCAGAAGGGTGCAGACTATTTAGTACGCTGTCTAAGTCCTGAACATGATGATAAAAATCCTAGTATGAGAATTGACCAGATTACTGGTATCTTTAACTGTTTTTCGTGTGGTTACAAGGGTAACTTATTTAATCATTTTGGGGAAAGGGCAAATCAATTACAGCAACAGAGAGACCTTTTTAAGAAAAAACTTATACAAAAACGCTCCGAAAGTGTTGGTTTGTCCTTTCCCCAAAATAGATTGCCTTATGTCGGTAACTGGAGAGATATTCGTCCAGAAACTTATAGAAGATTTGAGGCTTTTCAACACCCACATACAGATCATGTGGGCAGAATTGTCTTTCCGATTCGTGATATATCGGGTAAGATAGTAGCGTTTCAAGGAAGGCATACCTCTAACGGTGTTCCTAAGTACAAGTTCTCCCCTCCTGGGGCAAGACTACCTTTCTTTCCTATAGTAGAGTTTATACAAGGCTCTGTTATATTAGTGGAGGGTATGTATGATATGATAAACTTGCACGATAAAGGACTCACCAATGCGGTATGTTGCTTTGGAACTAATAATTATAATGAGGCTAAACTGTCTATGCTCCGAGTACAAGGAGCAGAGTATGTAGAAGTCTTTTTTGATGGAGACGACGCAGGCCAAACTGCGGCAGAAAATTTAAAGGGTGCGTGTGAGAAAGCTGGTCTCGTAGCTAGGAATATCCATTTTAAGGATACAGATCCTGGTGCATTATCCCAAACTTCAGTAGATAAATTAAAGAGGAAGTTATATGGCTAGAGTTGCCTTAGTAGAAACTAAAAAGGGTAGAACAAACTTTGCAAGAGAGTTTGATAATGAGTTTGATTTTGATCAATATCAACTGTGTTCTGACCCTACAATTAAGAAAGTATTAAAGCGAGACTGTGATATAGATATAAACACAGACAACTACGACTGGGTTATTCTAGTGGGTAGTGACGCGCTCAAGTACTTTACCAAAATCAATTCAGTAACCGAATACTCCGGTAAAAGAGTAGATGAGAAATTTTTACCAGTAATTAATCCTGCGATGCTCACATTTAAACCTGAGGCTCGTAAAACGTGGGAGACTTCTAAAGAAAGTATCATTAATCATATAAAAGGTTTAATAGAGGAGGTAGTTATTGATGAAAACATTGCTATTGGAATCGAAGAGACAGAAGAATGTAATACCTTTATACAAGCAGCTATTGATCATAGCGGGACATATATCGCGCTTGATTCGGAGACTACTGGTTTATATCCTAGAGATGGCTATATACTGGGCATTTCGCTTTGTTATGATGGTAAAAAAGGAGCTTATATTAATACAGAATGCTTTGATGAGCAGACTGAAAAGCTACTACAAGAACTGTTCACGAAGAAAACAGTAATATTTCATAACGCTAAGTTTGACGTAGCGTTCTTTGAGTATCATTTTAATTTTAATTTCCCTGTAATAGAAGACACCATGTTGCTCCATTATCTCATAGACGAGAATCCGGGAGGGCACGGTCTTAAGCCACTGTCTATCAAGTACACACCCTATGGCGATTATGAGAAGCCTATGTATGAGTGGATGGACAAGTATAGAAAAGAACACGGCATACTTAAGAGTGACTTTCAGTGGGAGTCTATTCCGTTTGAGGTAATGAAAACATATGCAGCTATGGATGCTCTATGCACGTTTCTTCTATACGAAAAATTTGTAAAAATTAAACAGAATCCTAAACTCAAGAAAGTGTATGATGAGATTCTTATTCCTGGCACTCGTTTCTTAGTAGATGCACAGGACAATGGTGTACCCTTTGATAAGGACAGGCTCTGTGTATCTCAAGAGCTGATGCAGACAGAAATAGATAAGTCCGTGGCTACACTGTATCAGAACCCTGAGATAGCTAAGTTTGAGAAAATAAATGGAAAAGATTTTAATCCTAATAGCACTGTGCAGCTTCGCGGTCTCCTTTTTGACTTTCTCGGTCTACATCCTACTGGCAAGAAAACAGGAACGGGAGCTAACTCAACGGATGCGGAAGTACTCGGAGAGCTTGCATCCCAATCTGAAGTTCCTGGACTTATCCTTGACATACGTCAAAGATCCAAAATTAAAAATACTTATCTGGACAAAATCATACCGCAGTTGGATAAAGATAGTAGACTTCGTACTGGCTTCAACCTTCATAGTACCACTAGTGGTCGTCTTAGTTCTAGTGGCAAACTTAATATGCAGCAGTTGCCTAGGGATAACCCTATAGTAAAAGGCTGTATACGAGCCGCCGAAGGACACAAGATTGTAGCTATGGACTTGACAACTGCTGAGGTCTATGTTGCTGCTATTCTAGCAGAGGACAAAGCTCTCATGGATGTATTTCGCGGTGGCGGAAACTTTCATAGTACCATTGCGAAAACAGTATTCAGACTACCCTGCGAAGTAGAGGAAGTAGCTGAGCTATTTGGCACACAACGACAGGCTGCAAAGGCAGTAACTTTCGGTATCATGTATGGTGCAGGACCGAAGAAGATTAGTGAACAAGTAACCAAAGACTCGGGCAAATTTTTTAGTCCGAA